TCTTTAACATCATCTCTTTCAAAGATATTCATGGTTTCATAGCACTTCTTGATTTTACCTTCAATGAAGTTAATTTTAGCTTCAAGAGCTGCTACTTCACCAATTTTGTCTGCTTCTTTAAGGTCTTCCTTTGCACTTTCTTTGAGTAGGTCTACTAATTTCATATTTTTGTTTTCTTTTAAATTACCATATCCAGATGACTTGTATTTACCAGTTGCCTCTTTTGGTTCTCCTAAACCAGGAGCTTCAACAGTGTAGCCAACGTCTTTAAGGCCAAAAGCTGCTTTCTCCAAGTAGTGGAGTTGGTTTTTGGCTAAGTTCTTTTTAACTTTGTCTGTTGCTTTTTCTAGTGTAAGTTCTGGGTCTTGTTCTAGTTCGAATCTAATGCCCCTCATTACTTGGTCGAAGATTTGGTTGTCGAGGTTTTTCTCGTCTTTATAATCGTAAGCAGCAGTTTCTTTCTCCTCTACTTCTTTGGTGGCCTTCTTTTCTTCAGCTTTAGCTTCCTCAGTCAAGAATGAGTTAAACTTAGTAAAGAAATTGTCTTGAGGAGTACTCATACCCAAGAATTTAGTACCTTCACTGATTAAGTTTTTATGCTTAAGGAAAGTTACGGTTTGGTCAAAGGTAGCCGAATTAGGGACTACATTAGGAAACAAACGCTTTGCTTCCTTTACAAACACATCTTTGTGTCCTTTACCTTCTTGGAGTAAGTTATATTGAGTCTGAAGTGTCTTCATGGTAATAAATATCAATCGTCATAAGTAGATCCCCAAAGGTCTCTGTAGTCGTACATTTTGGAGTTTTTGGTTTGTTTTTTTCTGTTTACAGGTTTGTAACCAAACTTAGAGTACATAGTATCCTTAGCTTTTAAAGGTTTTTTAGCTATAAAGTACTTACCTACATAACCACCGGCACCAGCAGATGTTGAAATCTCTTCAAGGTGAGTCTTAATGAATTCTCTTAAGTTCCTCTGTGAGCTCATAGTATTGGAGTAAGTTTACTAGGTCGTCATTTTTGATTCTAGATGCTTTATCTATTTCAGTAAGCAATGACGATACTTCTTGTAGTTTAATTTTAACAACCTTATCAGAACATTTTTGGATATAGCTATCCATCATTAAGTGGAGTTCTTTAACTTTTTGGTTATAATACTCTTTAAGTTTAGGGGCGTTATCAATTGAGTTGATAAACTCCCTTAAAATTTCTTTTTGGGATGGGTTTAAATTTGAATACTTACCATTGAATTTTTCCAACATTACCTTGTAGGTAAGTACTCTCAAGTCCTTATCGTACTTAGAAAACTCTTCAAGCAAATTCTCCTTTACTTTTTTCTTGCTTATTGGGGATTGTGTAAGCGATTCTAGTATGGTAAATTTGTTGTTGATGATTTGGTCTGTTTCTGATATTTTGTCTGAGTTGTATATCTCGAGCAAGTTATAGAAAGCAGCATATTCTTTGTAGTGAGGGATCTTGTGGTTAAAGAACTGCTCTAAGTTGTAGTGGTTCTTAATTTCCTTGATTAAATTATACTTTTCTCTTCTTAGGGCAGATCTATTGAGTTTTTTAGACGCTTCCAATACTGTGTTTAATACAGTATCTGCTTTACCTTCAGTTAGGTTTTTTTGCTTAAACAACGTTTCGTAAAGCTTATATTCTTTACCTAATTCGGTTTTAGCGAAGGTTCTTTTTAAGATGCCTAATGAGGGAGATGACCCTCCATTTAGAGTGTCAGCTGTAATTTGTCTCACTAGTAACTCAAATAATATACCAGTATTCTTATACTTAGAGTGTTTTATCCCCATTAATCAAGGTTTCTTATAAATATGGAAAATTTCTTATTCTTTAATATTTCTTTCGTCAAGTAGTGATTCTTTTTGCTTGTCTTGCTCAAAAATCAATTTTTTCTTGGCTATTGGTATATTCTTTAATGCTTCTCTGTTTTGATAATATACAGCTTTTGCCTCTAATGCTAATGGGGATCCACCTTTAAATGAAGGTCTTATAGAATTTGAGTCATTATTGTCGGTGTCTTTCATTCTGTTTACACCCAATCTGTCTTTTCCAAACGGATTGTTTTGGGTGCCAATAGTGGATACTTTTTCTTTGGGCCTACCCAAATCAGATTCTTCGTCATACCCAGCAGGCACCCCACCTGGGTTTTCGTTGTATCTACCTTTACCATATAGCGTTGCCAGGTCGTGTGGTGTGCCATATGACTCGCCAGATTCCAATGGGTCGTTACCTTCGTTTTCAATTTGGGTAAGGCGGAACTTGCGTTTCATATCTTCCCTGATGAGGTCTCTATATTCAGCATACTCGTCCTCGCTGAGGTGGAATAAGTGGTCATACACCCAATCTGAAGGCATGAGTTTGTTTTCGAGGACTGAATTAGCTAATTCGACTTTTTCTTTCATTAATGCTACTCTTTCCTGGTCGTAAATGATGGAAGGGGTAGTCATATCTAATTCAAAATTGGTTAATGCTTCGCCATCATATCCTTGAGTGTACAAGTGGACAATACCAATTTTATATAATTCCGAAATGAGGATTCGTTGGATTCGATCAATTGTACGAGCAAATCTGATATCTTGGGCTGCTAATGTGGCTTTACCTTCAGTGGTTTCGTCATAACCCATAAATGCTCTAGGTATTTTAAGGGCGGCAAATAACTTGTCTCTCAAGTATTCTACGTCTTGAATACCATCATATGTTAAACCAGGTGTAGTATCGATTTTAGTAGTTTGGTCGTTACCTCTCATTGGGATATAAAAATCCTCCAACATGTTTTGCATGTTGTATTTGAGGTTATAATCGCCTGTCTTTTGGTCTACATACGGAGTACGCTTCATCTTTGAGACAGTTTTCTGCATGAATGCATCTACCTCAGCAGGTGGTATTTGACCAATGTTAATATAGAAAATACGCTTTTCAGGTGCGCGTACAATTCTATGAATCAACATAGCGTCCTCTAACAATGTGTATTGTTTAAATAATTTACGGGCAGGCTCTACATAGCTTCTACCATATGGAAGATAGCTTACATCTGAGATGAGTCTGAAGTGGGCTATTTCGTAGTTGTCGAATATAACAGTATGGGCTCCACTACTAGAGGAACCATTAGGGCCTACTAAACCACCAAAATATCCACCAAAAGTACCACCACCGCTTAATCCGTCTGGGTCAAATCTAAATTGTACTTTGTCTTTATTGTTTTCGTCAAAACCTTCTTCTCTAATTACGTTGTAGGCCGTGTATGGAATAACATTGTATACACCATAGTTTTCAGCTACCTCTAGCTTAAGGAAGAAGTCACCATATTTACACATTTGGCGAGTCCACATCCACAAATTGAACTCGATATTTAAAATATCATAGTATAAGTTGTATAATATTTTTTGGATATTTTCGTCAGGGCTCTTGATGCTAAGTACTTCACCCATTTCATTTTTAAGGGTGCATTCGTCAGCTACAATGTCAAGAGCAGAGGCTATGATAGCATCTGTATCCATAGCCTCGTAATCGGAATACAATTGAACCCTTAATGTTTGGTAGTTTAAGCCGGGGTTATATATAGGGGAAGCATTAGTAGTATGAAGGCGAGTATACCTGTCATACAATGAGTTAGTGTTAACCTGACCCGCTACCTGGTTTTGGTTAAAGTCGAGTACTTTAAGTTGGTTACCCCCTACATTTTTAATAATAACGTCAGTTGAGAATAATCTTTTTAGTCGTGTAAATACGCTTGTATCAGCCATAGCTTAAATATATGTAATAAATATCAAAGAAGCCAGCTAAAATCCTCAGTTCCTCCTCTACTATTATCCATGTGATATGGGTTGTCTTGGCCCGTAGAAAAATAAGCTCCTTGATAACTTGTTGTTGTTTTATTGAATGAACCTAAGGCTGCTTTAGTTAAGTCTAGGCCTTGTTGTCTAAATTTAAGTGCGGTATCTCGCACATATAACCCAATACCAAAACTCATAACTAGGTCGTCGTTATAACCTGATTGTGCTTCTGCTCTACCATTTTTCCAAACAAATGTCCTCATTTCCTGGAGCAAGCGCTTTGAGCGTAGTGTAACGCCCTGGTCTGAGATGTATTCCTGGAATTTGCCTACTACCATAGGTCTAGTTCTAGAAGACATAGTAAATCCTGGTGTTAGGCTTTGGTCGTTTTCGTAGCTTTTTAGGTAGGTTTCGGCAGTAACGTTTTGGGCTTTAGGTGAGTAATATAGGTTTGGGTAGTTTCTTTCTAATACTGATTGTAAAGTAGACCAACCTATATTAGCGTTTTCTATTACTAGCAATGCTTGATTGTATTCAGTGGCTATACCTACTAGCATATAGCCAAATTCTTTAGTGCCAATTTGTCCTTTATATTCAGCTACTTGTACATTTTCTTCTATATCAAATATATGAAATGCCGAATAGTCTTTACCATCACCTCGTGCTACGTCGGCTGATATCATATAGGTTCTGGTGTAATCGGCTGGTTCCCAAATCCATAGGTTTTTGTCTATTCCACGTCTTTCAAGTGGTTCTTTAATAGTAGAGTTTTCTATAAACTCCATATATTCAGGATAGAATACTACATCACCAGAGGTGTTAAAGTCGCAATCACACTCTTGGGCTGCTAATCTTGGGTCCCCCAATAATTCGTCTTGTCGTTTCCTCCAAGTTTCGTCTCGTTCAGGGTGAACATACCAAGGTAACCTAATGGGGAGAAAATCATTTTCATTTTGTTCTGCTCTAACCCACGTTTGATGAAACCAATTACCAGTACCATATGGGGTGGATAACGCTATACAACCACCACCAGTGGCCAGTGTTTGCTGTGATGAAGCCCATATTTCACCAATTTGTTCAATAAATGCAGCCTCATCCAGGATTAGGAGAGAAACGGCTTCGGATCTACCTGCATCACTCGAAGCGGCTACTGCTTTAATTTGTGATCCATTTTCTAGTCGTAGCGATAATCTGTTATTTTCTACGGCATCTACTTTAAGCCACGACGGCAGGTTTTCATACATAAAACGTACTTTAATAACCATATTCTTCGCGGTTTCTTGCTTGGTAGCAATACACAGTACGTTCTTGTCTTTATGGAATAACATTAACCATAGAGAATATCCCGCCGTTAGGGTAGATATTCCTAACTGGCGGGATTTATTGATTATACAATAATCGTTATCTCTAAATAGTTTAAGTACTTTTTCTTGGAAAGGATATAAATGGAAGTTAATCCTACCCCTTTGGGGGTGTTGGATCATACAGTATTTTTTCATAAAGTGTACTGGGTCTTGGGCACACTTTATGTATTCCTGCCTTATTATATCCTTTAAATCACTCACCTGCTATTCTGAATATTAGTGCTGTTCCTAGAATCCCCATACCTGTTCCAAACCAGGGAGTACGATACCATTTATCTAGCTCGTCTACTCTTTCCTGGTATAGGTCGAGTTTGAGATTGAGTGATTCAATTTCGTCGTCCTTACGAAGGAGAAGCAAGCTATCAGTAGTTACTAACCCCTCATAAACCTTAATCATTTCGGCTTTGATTGAGTCTTGGTACCTCAAATCGTCCAGTGCCACAAAAAATGCTTCAAGCTCGTGTGTTGGGATGTGGGTAGTATCTTGACCTTTAACAAATGTTGCAACACATAGGGAAATTAATAAAACTAAATATTTCATTTGGTATTTCGGTATTTGGCTTCAAAATCATCTAAAGTAGTAGTTGAATTCTTCTCGTACTGGTCTCTTAGGTTGTCTAAAGCTTGTTGTAGTTCTTCTTTTTCTTGTTTGAGGGTATCTTGTGCTTGTTGGATTTGGTCAATTTGGTTATCAACAAAATCAACAGCTCTTTTGAATTCCCTTTTATTTTTATATTTGACTATATAAAGTGTACCTAGTATGGCCAATATGGCTATCGCGGCATATACAACATATTCCATGGTTATAAATATTAAATATCAACTACTTTAAGTATTTTCTCAATACGCTCCTCAGTTGTACCAGAAATAACATGAAATGCAGGACGATGCCTCAATAACAACTTATAAATAGTTTCATCAATTTCCTTTCTATATTCTAAATCAGTTTCCCTTATTCCATTATCTTCCATAGGAATATCAGTTGGTGGGATATAAAATATATGATTGTAGCTTCTAAGGAAACGCTTAGCATAATTTTCGAATTCATCAGCATCAATATAACTTACATGTTTAGAACATTTAGTAAATGCTATAACATCAATAATAGTTCTATCAGTAATGATATTTGGTTGCATCAATTCAGTTACACGTTCAGCCAAAAATATAGTTTGACCTTCAATTGTAGTTTGATGATTCAATGGAATACCCAATGAATTCAAATACTTACTACGTTCAGTAGCATAGTGATAATTTTTGAATTGAGGTAATTTAACCAATTCCTTTGTAAGTGTAGTTTTACCTACACTCATTGTTCCACAAAAACCTATTTTCATTTTAATTAATCTGAGAGGGTAACGTATAAGATAAAGTCTTCAATTATTTCTTGTTTGATAACAGGAGCATCTTTATATTGTTCTTTTAATGAATATAATGAAGAAGTATTAGATTCCAAAATTAATTTTTTGCAATCTGTTAAGACTGACTCACATATTGAAGTATATTCTGGGGTGTAGATTGTTTCGCACCCCCAATCTTCAATGTCTTGAAGATAGTTTTCAATGAGTTTTGGTAAATCCATCTTTAACAATAAATATCAACTTCTTTCTTTGTATGCAGGATTTTTATACCATGGGAGCCCCTGTCGGTCTCTGCGGAGTTCATTCCATGCTTCTTCTGAGTATCGGATGCCGTGGATATAGTATTCTCTTAGGCGTTTGTTTCCTTGAGGGATAAGAGCAGGACCATCCCAATTGTGGAGTTTACCTTCCCAAGCAAAGGCGATTGTTCCATCCTCAGGTTTAATGAGGCGGCGAGGCTTGTCAAATTTTACGTTTGTCATTATTTTTTATTTGTGTGTAAAACATATTCTGCTACATAAGTTCCTTGTGCCCCTGATACTGTAATACCTCGAGCACTCAACGCATCCCCTACAAAGTGTACATTGCTATAATCAGCAAGTGCTAAATTATTATAATCTACAAGTGGTTCAGGCGATAGGTATTTTACTTCGGGCATATAGATACCCCAATCGCTCCCAAGAGTTGGGAATACTCTTTTCATATCTCGAATAAAATCCATAATATATCCTGCAAATCCATCCATTGCATCAAAAAACTCAGTCAAATCATCTACTTGAGTTACTGTTACTGTTTCTCCTTCAGATGTAGTAGATGGTGTGCGAGTTGGGCTGTAGTATAGGCCGGTTCCGTTCTTTTGTAGGCGTTTAACCACATTGCGAGACCATTCAAATGGGTTATCAATGCCTTGGATTTCCATTAAAATGCCAAAATTAGTCATGTCGTTGCGATATGCTTCGTCTTTTTTAGCATGACCATTGTAACTGTGGTCGCCGTAAGTTTCTTCTAGGGCCACATAAGCCGCATTATTGTTAGTGCAAAATGAGCGAAGCGATACACCTTCATCTTCAAATTTACGATACAATTTAAAATCATAACTTACATCAATAAGTTTTTGGAAATGGTGTTGTGGTGCTTCAAATCGAACACCAATTTGTACTGGTTTTGGTTCTGTTGGTAAATCATATTTTTCGGCTAATTGTTTACCAAAGTTAATACCTGATTTACCTACACCAAATATTAGGCGATCATATGCAATAGTTTTAATACCTTTTGATTCTGGGTGGTTATGTGCATAAGATGCAAGTTGGTCGGTAAAATCAATTTGTTCTACTTTAGTATTCCACAAGAATTTTACTTCTTTATCTACCAAGTACCTATACCAATTTTTACCAATCTCGTGTAGATAATCTGTACCAACGTGCCATACTGGGAACAATCGCAAACCAAAATATGGTTTAATAAAGTCTGGTTCTGCTTCTGGGTTTGAGCATTGTACTTCTTCTGGTTTAGGGTGGAAACGTTTAAAGTTAGTAATTACTTCATCAAACAATTCCATTGCCTTTTCTTCACCACAATACTTAGACATATGACCTCCAATTGCAGTATGGTAAGTAAGTTTACCATCACTCCAACCACCGGCACCCAAGAAGCCAGTCATTACTTCTTCAGGTTTGCGCTTGTATGGATCGTTACCCATGTCAATAATGGTAATTAATTCGCCAGGATAACCATTATCTACTAATTTAGTTGCAGCGTTTACGCCCGCTACACCGGCTCCTACGATTACTATTTTTTCTTGCATTTATATGTAAGTTTAACTATTAAATATACGAAAAAAAGTAGCCCAATCCAAAGGATTGGGCCACAGCTCCAAATTTCTTTTTTAGTCGACTGGCTATGAATCAGTCTGTATATTGGTTTTTTAGTTTAATGCTGGTTTTAGAGTGCTTACAAAATCTTTAAATTCATCATCATCTATTAACATATATTGATATTTATCTGCTTCTTGTTTTGAATATTTAAAGTCACTACCATCTTCACTCCAATATATTCCATATGTAAACTCATTGTATGAATCTTTAAATTCTTTTTCTTTAGTACCTTCTGTTCCTTTGGGAATATATAATTCTATATTATCTAATAAATTTTGTATTATTTCTCCAAAAAACATTTTATCAGCATCTACATCAAAATCAGTATTAAAACCAATATCTTGCATTGTGTTAGTATATTTATCTCCCCCACTTTTAGTTGATCTTTCAAAATCTTGTGTGTTTTGGTATTCTGACCACAATATAGCCATTAATTCTGGTTCTGTAATTATCCCATCATCTAACCCTATATTTCGAGTTTCACTACTACCATTAATATAGTATATATTAAAGGGTAAAGTAATAGTTTCTGGGTTGTTTGAGGGGGTTTCTTTTATGATTACACTTTCAGTGATTCCCGCTAATTTTTGCATACGAAGGAATTCTTCACTTAGAATTTGTTTCATTTTTAATTAGATTGCGGGTTGTATTGAGTTATAGTATTTCTTCTACACTATCTTCATCAATATCTAAACCATCAAATTCAGTATAAGTAGCGGTAGCTTGAAAATTACGCTCATTTGGTGGTAAACCTATCATTCCTTCTATGTATCCTTCAGAATCCATTCCTGGGATATCCCAATCAATTTCATCTTTTATTTCTTCATATTCTTCCCTAGGCACAGGGCGAATTTGGAGGCCACGTCCTTCACCTTCAGTTATTATACCTGCCAATTTTTGCATTCTGGTGAATTCTTCACTTAGTAGTTGTTTTTTCATTTTATTAGTATTTTAATTAGATTGAGGGTTGTATTTAGTTTTAAGGTCATTAAAGAAAAGTCCATTTTGGTTAGCCCATGTAGGATATTTGTCTTTATATTTTTTATAAAAATTTATTACTTTAGCGTAATTAGCTGAGTTTAGTAGAGGATTGTCAACAAGGCTTAGGATTTCTTTTTCTTCGCTTTTAAACCTCAATTTGTCTAAATTAGCTCTCCCCAATTTACTAAACATACTACCATATAAAGGATCATCATCCTTCATTGATTTAAGGAATAT